AGAACTTCAGCAGTGCATGAAAGCTGTTGTTGAGATGTTTGGAAAGGCAGACGCATGAGCGAGATCTACACAGGACGCATTGTGGACGCTGACAGGGACGGGATCACAATCAAGACACCCGTCCCGGCATTCTTCACAAAGCGCGAGTATGAAACATGCAATGTGGAATTCGTGGATGGCAGACCCATTTCCAATGAACAGCGGAAAAAAGCATGGGCAATCATGACGGACATTGCCAGATGGGCAGGAACGAACAAAGATGAAACATACATCCTGTTCCGCTGGCGGTTCACACAGAGTATCACAGAGACTCTGAAACGGAAGTTGTTCCATCTGTCATCCGCAACCATGACGGAAGCACGGGAATTCATCAATTATCTGATTGTGTTTGTTCTGGACTTTGATGTTCCTCTGCGCGTTCCTCTGTATGAGAATTCCGATGATATTGAATTCTACATGAAGCAGTGCCTTATCCACAAGAAATGCGCAGTGTGTGGAAAGCCTGCACAACTGCACCATGTTGACAGAGTGGGCAGTCATGGCGGATCTAGGGCAACAATCAATCACATTGGATTGAAGGCTTATGCACTCTGCGCAGAGCATCATAAACAGCTGCACGACATCGGACAGGCTGAATTTGATCAAAGATATCATTTCAAGCCAGTTCCGATTGATGCAGAAATTGCCAAAGTTTACAAATTAAACACGAAAGGGAAGAAAGAAACATGACATTGTACGAAATCAATCAGGGCATCCTTGATTGCGTGGATGCGGAAACCGGAGAAATCATTGACGTTGAAAAGCTTGATGCGCTTCAGCTTGCCAGAGATGAGAAGATCGGAAACATTGCAGCGTACATCAAGAATCTGTCCGCTGAATCCAAAGCCATCAAAGCTGAAGAAGATGCGCTTGCTGCGCGGAGAAAGTCCGCTGACAAGAAGATCAAGGATCTGAAGGAATATCTTGCATCCGCTCTGAACGGGCAGAAATACAAGGATGCACGTTGCTCCATTTACTTCAGCAAGACCGCTCCGGCAGTCCGCTTTGCGGATGACGATGAACACGGGTTCATTGAATGGGCAAAGGAAAATGCTCCGGAATATCTGGTCTATGCTGAACCGTCCGTGAACAAGACAAAGCTGAAAGAAGACATCAATTCCGGTTTGGAATTCAGCAAGGCAACTCTGGAATCTTCCACCTACATTGTTATCAAGTAAGGAGATGCAAGCATGAACAAATTGATCATTGTCGGAAACCTGACAGCAGATCCGGAACTGCGTTCAACGCAGTCCGGAAACAGCGTCTGCAATTTCACAGTTGCTGTGAATGAGCGCAGAGGGGAACAGCAGGAAGCAAAGTTCTTCCGTGTTGCTGCATGGAATAAGCTTGCAGAGAACATCAAGCACTATCTTCACAAAGGAAGCAAAGTTCTGGTTGTGGGTCAGGTTGGCTGCGAAGCATACAAAACATCTGATGGATCTCCAAGAGCATCATTGACGGTTCTGGCGAATGAAGTTGAATTCCTGTCTAGCAGATCTGAAGCACCGGAAACATCTGAACAGCCCAAGCCGCATGAACCGCTTCCTGTAGATACTCCGGAAGATCTTCCGTTCTAAGGTTGTGATTGTATGAACTACTTCTGTTTGTATCTGGATATGTTGGAAACATTTGATGATCTGACAGATGAAGAAGCAGGACTTGTCATCAAATCATTGCTTGCATACTGCAATGGTCAGGATGTGCAGCCTTTGACAGGCGGTGCAAAAATCGTTTTTGGTCTTCTGCGCAGACAGTTTGAAAGAGATTCGGAAAGCTATGAAAGCAAAAGGTTGAAGCTGTCCGAAAATGGTAAAAAAGGCGGAAGACCAAAAGCAAACGAAACCAAGGAAAACCAATTGCTTTTTTCTGAAAGCAAAAAAAGCCAAGAAGAAGAAAAAGAAGAAGACAAAGAAAAAGACAAAGACAAATACAAAGAAAAGGCGGATGCTCTCGCATCCAAGTTCGCACGATTCTGGTCAGTTTATCCAAGACACGAAGCAAAACAGACAGCGTTGAGAGCATTTCAGAAGATCAATCCTGATGATGCGTTGCTTGAAACCATGCTGTCAGCAATCTCACGATTCAAGGAAACCGCACAATGGCAGGAAAACGGCGGACAGTTCATCCCACATCCGGCAACATGGCTGAATCAGCGCAGATGGGAAGACGAACCGCTGAAAGCTGAAACAAGATCCGTCTTCCAGAAACCGCGCGTTGATTCCTATGACCAAAGACCCAATGAAGAACCTGATATGGATTCTGTTCCGCAGTGGTTGCAGGACAGAAGAGCAAAAGAACTAGCGTAGAACGCGAAGAATCGCTTCTGGGTGCGTTCTAAGCGAAAACCTGAATAAATATCCATGTTTCAATAAAGTCGCTTAGAACGCATTCTAGACGCATTTAAAGAGGTGAATGAAATTGGCTGCTTATTGCTACAAAGCAAAAGAGCTTCAGCCAAACTTGAACGGATGGATTGAATTCCGGCAGACAGGGGAAATCCGAAAGGCGCGGATTGTCTCAAAAGCAAAAGTCCGTGTGATCATCGAATACGATGAAAGTCTGATGACAACGGAACGCAGCATCAAAGACTACAACATGTGTACAAAAGCAGGATGGCGGTTCTGGAATAAGCATCCGCAAGGCGTTGTTCACATCTGGGATATGGAAGGTATGCTGACATGACGCAACATGAGTTGATTTTGAAATATATGGATGACTTCGGCAGCATCACACCAATGCAAGCTTTCATTGACCTTGGGATCACAAAGCTGTCAACGCGAGTTGGTGAGATGATCCGGAACGGGGTACAGATCCAGAAGAAGACGGTGCATTCAAGAAACAGATACGGAAAACATATCCATTTCACAAAGTATTCAAGAGAGGTATGAGCATGATCAAGATTAAGATTAAGCCTGTTGAACAGAAGCCTGTAAAAACATACAGGGTGATTGATGTCGCAAAAGCACTCGGTGTTTCAGAAAACTCTGTATATGGTTACTTCAACAATCGAAAAGTAAGTGTGAAGAACGGTGTCACCATCGAACAGGTTGCAGAATGTGCAACGCATCATGCACTCTCCAAAGAGCGCAAGACGGAAATCAACTGGAACGAAGTTGCGGAAATGCGTGAAATCCTGAATGAAAAGTATGGGTTGGAGATCACGAAAACTTTGGATTGAATAAACCGGATTAAGCGTGGACAGTGATCCTGCATCCGGCATTGATGGTGAAAAGAATGGACAGAATTATCAGAATCATGGAAATGATCATAAACAGGGATGCGATTGCTGCGGTGAAGATGAACCAGCACACATTCAACGTTCTGAAGAGCAAAGCAGAAAAGGTGATGAATGTGACGGTCAATATCATCTGCGGTGTTCCAATCGTTGTTGATGATTCTTTGCAGGACAACCGGATTGCATTGCAGACTCTGGAAGACAGAAGATGCGGAAAAGATTTCAGCTATCTGATCATAGGAGATGGGCAAGATGACAGTCAAAGAAATGATTGATGTGATTGATGCAGAGCGCATCAGACAGAAGATCTCACAAGAACAATATGCAGCATTGTGCGGAATGTCTGATTCCACAATAAAAAAATGGAAGGCCGGAAGGAATGAACCTACAGTGCATTGCATGTCTGTTCTGGCGGAAGGACTCGGACTTGAATTGAGAGTGTGCAAAAAGAATGCAGACGTGTGATGGATGCTTGTACCTGATTCAGCTGAAGGATTCAAATTATTGCGAAATGCGGAATGTGTTTGTGCAGGATCTGAATCAGCCGATATGCGACAAATGGAAACACAAGCCGAAAAAGAAACCAATACCGGAAGAGAACTGGGATTGGGTTCAGATCGAAATGAAAATTGACAAGTAAAGGATGAAGAGACAATGAAACTTGCAAGGTATCAGACGGAAGCAGCTGTGACCATCAGCACGGATGACGCATGGACAATGGCGGTTCATGCGGTTCTGGGGATCACAGCGGAATTCAGCGAACTGCTTCTTGCCTGTGTTGAAAACGATGATGAACACATCAAGAAAGAAATGGGAGACTGCTGCTGGATGCTTGCGGAACTTTGCACAGCCAATGAATGGAAGATGCAGGATGTTGTCAGCTTGGATGAATGGGACAGCAGACATGACGGTTTGACTGCGGATCTGTGTGGAGTGTATCAGAAGGTCATTCAGGGACATCCTTTGGATGAAGAACGGGTGCGTATGATCATCAGGAACATCTGGTCACAGCTGATGGATATGTGTTTTCAGGAAGGATGGAAGATGCAGGATATCCTTTCCATGAACATCAAGAAACTGCGCAAGCGTTATCCTAACGGATTTGAAGCAGAGCGCAGCATTCATCGGGCGGAAGGTGATGTGTGATGAATAAAAAAGTTTTCATTGGGAAGCATCTGCGGAAGATTCTGGAAACCAGAAACATGACGCAGACTGAACTTGCACAGAAAACCGGACTTTTTCAGCAGCTGATTTCAAGATACTGCAATGATATCACAGTGCCAACAGCAACCGCTCTGTTCTTGATGGCACTTGCTCTGGATTGCTCCATTGATTTCCTTGTGACAGGCAAGGAAATTGACGGTGAAAATCCTGTGAAACCGTATCTGGATTTTGATGGGCATGATGTCTGGCGGTGCGGAAACTGCAATGCAACCATCTTCCATATCTACGAATTGACGGATGTGGGCTGTGAAAAAGCATATGCGAAGTATTGCAGACGCTGCGGAAGAAAGGTGAATTGGAACGCAGATGATTGACAGGGAAAAAGTCTTGAATGGCCTTGAATGTTTGGCGCAAGTCAGAGATCCTGTAGCAAATCCTTGCAGGAATTGCGGATATGCAGACAGACCAAATTATGCAATGTGCGTCGTAGATTGCAGCAAAGATGCTTTGGAACTGCTGAATGAACAGGACGAAATTATTGATGCATTGCTTAAAGTCGGATATCCGCATAATTTCCAACGCGAGAGTCCATGGATTGTCAATTACATGCGGTTAATCACGGATGTTGTTAAAAAAGCCGTGCATCTCAGAAACGGAGAGGTGAAGCAGGATGGCTGACAGAGAAACGGTTTTCGATGCACTACGAAACTGTGTAACTGAACCCAAATGCAAAGACTGCCCTTGGGAAGATTGCGAAAAGATCGGATGTAAGCGTACAAAAGTTCCAGTGACACTATTGCTGGACACGTTGAATCTGCTGAGAGAACAGCCAGAGCAGAAGCACGGACACTGGAAGCTTGTGCAAGATTATTATGATGACGGACACTGGCAATGCTCTGCATGTGGCTGCGAATGGTATCTGGAAGCAGGAAACCCGGAAGAAAACAATATGCACTATTGTCCAGAATGCGGAGCAAAGATGGATGAGGATGTGAAGCAGGATGAGACTGATTGACGCAGATGCGCTAATAGACACCACAATCAAAAATCCTTTGCATGCTCCATATATAACCGCTGTAGATGTTGAACATGCACCAACCATCGGTGAATGGATCAGCGTGGAAGACAAGTTGCCAGAGGTCGGAAAGGTCGTGCTGGCCTTTGGCACAAGAAGCGCAACAACTGGAATGTTCCAAGGTATCAGCAGAAGGAATGATCTTTGGTGGTGGAAGGGACATACCATCAAACACGTTTCTCACTGGATGCCGCTTCCAGAACTGCCGGAGGAGGTGAAGCAGGAATGATTATCGGATTTTATGAGTCGAACAATTTTGAAATACATGTAATGGATCTGATGGAAAAACTCCAAGACAGGATTAAGAACGCAGAGGATCTGGAGCAGTTCAGCACGGAACTTCACGAATCTGTAGAAACTGCAATCACTGATATGCTTGAAGGTAACTTCAATGGTATTCATCCTGATGACTATGATCCGCAATTCTAAGAGGAGCGACGAAGAATGATTGACAGGGAAAAGGTGCTGAAGGGGCTTGAATGGGTGATTAATGACATTGAGGAAAACGGAAACATTAATCATGCAGGACAGTATCTGACAGTAATTAAAGATGCTCTGGAACTGCTGAAAGGGCAGGAAGAATCAATTCCTGTTTCTTGGCTTAAAGAAAAACTTGAAGGCCATCCGGAATTATCTTATGCGGTTACGGATGGGATTAACAATGTCCTTGACTTGTGGGAAGGTCGGTGAAGTGGGATGACATATAGCAAAGGCAACATATTCATTTCAATTGAACTGAATGATCTTCTGGGCGGTGCAAAGCCGGGGTTGTATATCGGGGAAGGAAACACGCTGGTTAAAGTTGGTTCTTTTGCATCCGAAGAAAAAGCAAAAGCTTTTGAAGAATACCTGAGGTTTTTCTTTGGTTCAAGGCTTAAAGGGGAAGTGCGTGAATGAAGTTAAGAACCGCAAAGAAGCGCATTCACAGACACATCAAATATTTTGCACGGCACTATATACCACATGCGTTCAAAAACAGCTTGGATCGCAAAGAATGGATAAAAGAAATGTGTGAATATCACATTAAACGATTGAAGGTGAAGAAAGATGGACAAAATGTTGTCAGCACAAATAACAATAATTTGTGATGTACTCAATCACGTTGATGAAACGCTGTCATCCATTCTCGTTTTTATGTGTATCTCTTCTGTGCTGCTTCTGGTTTTGCTGATTGTGTACATGATATGTGAACTGTGATTGATAGGAGTGTGAGACTGTGACGAAAACCAGACTTAAAGCAACGTTGGCGGATCTTCAGATGATGACAGACCATCAGATTTCATGCAGCAGCAATGAGATTCGCAAGACTGCAAGAGCAGCTTTGGCACTGATCCAGAAGTATGAAAGGGAAGGTAAACGTAAATGGAAGATATTTGGGAAATGATCCGGGAACGTGGATTTGACAATATCGTGCTTGCATACAAGCAGGAAGAAAAGGTGTGGCTGTTTGCGGATTGCAAAGATCCCAACATCGGTCTGAATTTGGGACTGCATATTGTTGGGAACATTGCTGGCGGACTGCTGAAGGAAGGAATCAGTCCGGAAAAAGTTGCAGCATGTCTGCATGGCGCAGTCGATAACATCATGAAGTCAATTGCAGAAGAAAGGGAAACGAAATGACATCAGATGAAATCGCAGGAAAGCTGGCGGATCTGTATGATGAAAACCAGATTGACACGCAGATCACAGCATTCAAGAGCGGCGAAACCATCAACTTCCTGTTCTCCGGAACAGACAAAGACATGCTGAATGTTGCAGTCCAGACGCTAGAAAGACTGATTATTGCATGCGCGAATGACTGCAAACAGGCAGGAATGAATCCGAAAAAGGCAATCAATATGATGAGACATCACGTTCAAAACATGCTGGTAAGCATGCTTCAGCACGTTGAAGAAACGTATCAGGATGAAATGATACAGGAAGCAATCAGAGATGCGGAAGCGGAGATGAACGAAGGACAGGGTTCATGAACGTCGGATTGATTGATGTCGATGCGGAGTCAAGGGGAAAGGTTACTTTTCCCAATCTCCCATTGATGAAATTGTCCGCATGGCACAAAGCACACGGGGACAATGTGCAATGGTATTCACCGCTTGTTTCCGGACACATGGACAGAGTTTACATGGCGAGAGTTTTCAACGATGAATACACACATGATTATTTGTATCCGGTGGATGCGGATGAAATAATTCGGGGTGGTTCAGGATATGCAATCCATCTGGAAGACGGAAAGGAAAGATACTGCAAAGCAGAAGACAATCCGCTTCCGGATGAGATTGAACACATTTATCCTGACTATGGCTTGTACGGGATCACAGATACTGCGTATGGATTCCTTACAAGGGGATGTCCGCGCGGATGTGATTTCTGTCATGTGGCAAGCATGCAAGGACGGATTGTCAGAGAGCATGCACCGCTTTCAGAGTTCTGGAAGGATCAAAAGAACATTGTCTTGTTAGATCCAAATATCACAGCAAGCAAAAAATACTTTGATCACATGGAAGAACTTGCGAAAAGCAAAGCATGCGTTGAATTCAATCAAGGACTTGACGCAAGGCTGCTGACACAGGAAAAGTTGGAAGCGTTGAACAATGTGAAGTGGAAAATGATTCACTTTGCATGGGACAAGCCTGAAGAGGATCTCCGGCAATGCTTTGAAACCATCAGCAGGAATCTTCACAGATTCGACAGACGGCGCGTTTCAGTCTATGTCCTGACAAACTTCGGCAGCACACATGAACAGGATCTTGAACGGGTGATGTTCCTGCGCGGATTAGGATACCAACCATATGTGATGATCTACAACAAAGAATCTGCGCCAAAGATAACAAGACAGCTGCAAAACTGGGTCAACAATCCTTTCAGATTCTGGTCAACAGAAAAATTTGAAGATTACAAACCGGGGAAAAGGAAAAATGATGAATGAAACTGTTGTACTTCATAAAAACAGAAGACGGAGAATGGCACATGACGGACTTTGCAACGTATCAGGAGTTTTCAGGAGAGAAACAGACAAGGTCTGCGACTTATCCGGTTCTGATGTTGCAGTCTATACTTCAAGAATTGAGGTGGGAAAGATGAGTGATTCGGAAAAGATCGCAAAAGCAACCGGAATGATGGAAGTTTCCAAGGCGGTTTGCATCAATCCAGCATTCCAGAACGATGCGCAGAAAGTAGCAACAATTCTTCAGATCACAACGGACGCTGTGTTGTCCGTCCTGAAAGACGATGATTGAAGGTGATCAATGTGGCAGTCAACTTTTATCGGATGCGAAAGCTGATTAACCGTCTTCCAATGGCAGAATTCAGAATTGAACAGTTGATGAGCAGAGCAACAAAGATGACTGCCACATTATCCAACGAACCGCGCGGAACGATGCAAAGTGATCCTGTTGCGGATGGTGTCATCCTGTTGGAAGCTGCAAGGGAATCACGTCAGCGGATCTTGGATGAATTGAACAGCATGCAGACGGAACTGAAACCATCAATTGACAAGCTGGAAGATCCTTTGACAAGGACATGCATGAAAATGAGATACTTTGACGGAGTGTCCGCACGGGAAATTGCATACAGACTCAATTATTCTGAAAGGCGAATATTTCAGATTCTGAAAGAAGCAGAGGTCAAAGTAAATGAGCGAAACTGAAAAAATAGATCCGTGGACAGACGGATTGCGGCTGAATTATCCTGATGTCTACAACCGATTGGAGAAGTTTCTGGATATGTGCGCAGAAGCAGCAGGACGGGACAGGCAAGCAAATCCGCAGCCAGAAGAACACAAGTCATTCAAAACATGGGACTTCAATCCATCCAAACATGATGACTGGATGCGGAAGATGCATGCACGGCATGAGATCCAGAAGAAAGCAACGGACGCACGGAATCTGAAGATCCTGCGGAAGCTGATTGAAAAAGAAATCTCTGTCAACACAGCACTACGGCAGAACGGATTCAAAAACATCAAGTCACTGGAATCTACACTGAAGGCAACATATGACCGTGGCGGATTCGGAAAGGATGCATGGATGTATGACAGATTCAAAGTCATGAGAATTCAAGGTCTGCTGAAACCAGATTCCAAACCGAAGAAAACAACAGTAATGGTCTTTGATGGAAGGCGTTTTGTCGAACGGGAACAGTAAAAGATTGCAGTCATTTCAGTTGTTGCAGTAAACTATTCGTGATAAAATATAATTGGCATTCGGAGAATGGTGGGACTCCGGATGCTTTTTTGCGCTCTTCTTTGTTTCTTCAGGCGCAATGATGCCGGGTGCGGTGCGAGCGTTCACCCTTTCGCGCTGACAGGGACTTCACTCCGCATAGGTGGGGATGTGGGGATTATTGAAGAAAAGCAGAGGTGATCACCATCAACGAAAATATCAATTGGGCAAAAGTCAAATCTGCATATGTGGCTGGTGGGATCTCTCAAAAGAAGGTTGCAGAAAAGTTCGGAATTCCTTGGTCAACATTGCAGAAAAGAGCAGCTAAAGAAGGTTGGACAAAGTCGCGTGAAAAGGCGCGTGAAAAAGCGGTTCAGAAAACGGTTCAAAAAAACGCTGACAAGATTGCAGACAATGCCACTATTGCTGCGGACATCAAGCGCAAAGGATTGGAACTGCTGAACAGGCTGTTTGATGATTTCAATCAGTACACTGCAACAGAGCATAGAGCATATGACGATGCAAGGAATCTGACAGACATCAAACGATTGCGAGACTTGACAGCTGCTTACAAGGATCTGACAGGTGACATCCAAAGCACGGACAATGGAGCAAACGCACTGCTTCAGTCTCTGTTTGATCTGGAACGGGGTGCAAAGCATGATTGAATGGGGAACAAAACAGAAGGATCTGATTTTGCAACCGTTCAATCATTCTGTTGACTGGTTGGAAGGAACACCGAGATCCGGAAAGACAACCGCAGGAATCATGCGTTTTGCGCGTCATCTGATTGCATCAAGGGACAATATCCACCTTGTGACAGCGGATTCAGCAGAACAGGCATTCCGTCTGATCATGGACGGTGACGGATTCGGACTGCTGCACATCTTCAAGGGAAACTGTCGTGTGTCGCACGATGACTCCGGTGCGCATTTGCTTGTCCATCTTCCAGATGGAGACAAAAAGGTGTACTGGAAAGGTGGCGGAAAAGCAGACAGCCACAAAGCTATAACAGGCATGTCTCTGGGATCTGTGTACTTCTGCGAAATCAATCTATTGCATGATGCAATGATTCAAGAGTGCTTCCGCAGAACATACGCAGCCAAAGACAGATGGCACATTGCTGACCTGAATCCGCCAAGTCCGGCAGATCCATGCATCAAGAACGTCCTTCAGGTGCAGGATTGCAATTTCTCCCACTGGACATGCGCTGACAATCCGGTGCTTTCTCCGGAACGACTTGCAGAGATCAAAGCAGCATGCATGAAGAGTCCGTTTCTGTATAAACGTGACTGGTTAGGAGAACGCACGATCCCTGAAGGCGTTATTTATTGGATGTTTGATCCTGCGAAACACATTCTTGGAAGCATTCCGAAGGATCTGTTTGTTACCGAAGCATTTGTTGCAGGAGACGGTGGAACGACAGATGCAACAAGCATCGGATTCTACTTGGTTGGCTACTTTGGAGAAAGGTTTGCACCAAAGAAGGAATACAAGCTGTTCCGTGTTGGCAACTGGCGGTATGACGGCGGACAGATGGCAATGTCTGATCAAGCGCGTCACATCGTCGGTGAATTTCTTCCGTACATGCGCCAGAAGTACAAGCAGAGGGAAAACTGCATCTACATTGATCCTGCTTGCAAGGCACTAAGACTTGAAATTGAAAAGCTTGGACTGCTGACAAACGGTGCAGACAACAATGCACATGATGTCAAAGGCGGAAACAAGGGTTTGAAAGTCGGCGTTGAAATGTTGCAAAGTTCAATCAACGATGGACATTTCTTCTTGGTGGAAGATGAACGATACGGAACGGAAGCGTTCGTGAAGGAAGCTGGGCTTTACTGCGCGGATGACAAAGGCGAACCAATCGACGCATACAATCACAGCATGGATGAAGTACGATACGCAAACAATCACTTCCTGAAAAGTTGCGGGATGTGGTAAGGCGGTGAAGACATGGGGCTTTTTGACAGACTTAAAAAGCGTTTTAGAAACGGGGTGAACCGGATGGCGGAAAGCGCAGATGTATTTGCAAAGGATGTCTTTGAGTTGGATGGAGTTCCGGCATTCCGGGAATTCTACCAACTTTTTATTTTTGCATGGCAGGCCGTATATAAAGGATTTTACAAGCCTTGGCATCTTGTGCCAATCAAAACATTGAACAATCCGAAAGGCAAAACACGCACACTTGCCACAATGAATGCAGGAAAGATGGCTTGCAGCCAGATGGCGCGTTATGCGTGGAATGAACGCTGCACAATTAAAGCGTCGATTGCCGGGAGAGATCCAGAGAGCAAAGAACCTGATCCGTTAAATGAATTCTTGCAGGAAGTCCTTCAGGAAAACAGTTTCGGAACTGCTTTCGGTGATCTTCTGGAAAAGATCATGGCTCTCGGTGGTGGGACGCTGAAGGAATGGGTTGAAGTTCCGAAGGATGAAAACGGCAACGATGCCGGAGAAGGCAAGGTAAAGATTGGTTATGTCATGGCATCGCAGTTTGTTCCTACTGCATGGAACAACAGCATTGTCAATTCAGGCATTTTCATTTCAAGAGAAGCAAGAGACGGTTTTTATTACACGGTTGTTGAATGGCATCATTATGACGGACATGCTTACAGGATCACAAACGACCTGTACAGGATGCCGATCAAGGAAACGGAAGAACCGCAGAATATCCTTGGTTGGTGGTATCCGCTAGATCAGATCTATCCGCTTCTTTCTCCGGACACGATTATTGAAGACGCAAAAGCTGCTTATTTCCAGTACATCAAGCCGTTCGGCGCAAACTTTGCGGATGATAATTCACCGCTTGGAATGAGCATCTATTCAACGGCAATGAACACGTTGCATGGAATTGACATCATGTTTGATTCCCTTCAGCGTGAATTTGTGCTTGGAAAGAAAAGGATCATTGCGCCAGCAAGAGCAATGCGGATGTCCGTTGTGAATAACGGATCTACTCCACAGCGTTATTTTGATGCTGATGACGAAGTGTGGGAAGCTCTCGCAACCGACAATCCGGAAGACCTGAAGATTTATGATAACAGCGTTGACCTGCGTGTAAACGAGCATATCACAGGCATCAACGGTGAGTTATCGATCCTGTGCAATCAGATTGGTTTTGATCCCGGAACGCTGTCATTTGATCAAAGCAAGGGCATGAAGACTGCAACGGAAGTCATTTCCGAAAACAGCAAAACCTTTGGAACGGTTAAAGCACATGAGAACAACATCCGGGATGCTCTGGAACGCATGGTTGATGCAATCTTTGACCTTGCTTGCAAGTATGAATTGACATACAAGGGACAGAGCATTGAAAGCATGATTTCTGGCGGTTATTCGGTCGCGGTGAACTTTGATGATTCCATCGTGGAAGACAAAGCAGCCGAAATTGATCGTGGTGTCATGCTGGTTGGTGCAAACCTGATGAGCAAGAAACGCTTCATGGTTGAAACACTCGGCATGACAGAAGAAGATGCAGAAAAGGAACTGGCGCAGATCAAAACAGAAGGTGCGCAGAGTGTGCAGGACATTTCATCAATTTTCGGCGGAACGGAGTGATGAACCATGCGTCCATCGTTCCTTGATTCCATGTCTTATGCCATGTCACAAGTGTATGCGTCTGTGACAGACAAAATCCTTGTGAACATTGCGAAACACTTTCCTTTCTATGATCCAGACGCACAGACACCGGGCGTTTTTGAGTACCAGAGCAAAATGCTTGCACAGATGGGACAAGTCCGGAAGGAAACCGTTGATATCATCATGCAGAATCTGGACGGCGCAGATGATGCTCTGCGCAATGCTCTGGAAGCTGCAATCATGGACGCTCTGAAGGATGAAACACCGAAACTGCGAGATGCTGCGCAGAAGGGATTGCTTGGAACGGCAGAACCGCCTGAAGTTGCTCCAAACCAGATGAATGCATTCCAGATGTACTATAAGCAATCAGCAGACAAGCTGAATCTTGTGAACACAGTCATGCTGGAAAGCACAGAGTCCGCATACAGGCAGACAGTCAGCAATGTTGTTTCTCTGGTTCGGAAGATCAACAACACACAGACCATCCTGAATGCAGGCGCAGGCGAAGTTGTGACAGGCGTTTCTTCTTGGAACAGCGCAATGCACAGTGCTGTCAGGAAGATGGCTGAAAACGGTCTGACGGGCTTTATAGACCATGCAGGACGGCATTGGAGTCCAGAAGCATATGTTGCGATGGACATCCGAACAACCATGTTCAACACTGCGCGTGAAGCTGTTTGGGAGAATGCAAATTCATTCGGATCTGACTTGTATCAGGTTTCTTCGCACAACGGAGCAAGACCGCTATGTTATCCGTGGCAAGGCAAGGTGATTTCCAGAACTGACCGCGTCAGAGAAGTGCAGGATCTGGACGGAAACAAGATCCATGTCTATGCACAATCTGAAACCACATACGGACAAGCTGCTGGTCTGTTTGGGATCAACTGCAAGCATTATCCGATGACATTCATTCCGGGCGTTTCTACGCTGCGCGGACAGCCACAAGATCCGGAAGAGAATGATCAAGCATATGCAGAAAGTCAGCAGCAGAGAGCATTGGAACGGAAGCTGCGCAAAGAAAAGCTTGATTTGTCCATCCTGAAGGCGGAAGGTGCGGATGATGAGACAATCAAAGCGCAGCGCGACAGAGTCCGACAGGCATCCGCTGATATTGATGCGTTCTGTGATAAGACAGGACGCGCACGGCGCAGAAACCGCGAATATACGCCAATCAATGCATCTTTCCCTGATAAAGATTCCTATGATCCGCATGATTTCAACACAGGAACTCGCGATAGAATCAACAGTTGGTATGGAAACACCGGAAGGAACGCACTACCTGAACAGCCAGAGCAAGCGCAGAGTCCTGAAAAGCAACAGTTTGTTCCTGCGAAAACACGGCAAGAAGCAGAACAATATGCAAAGCGGTTTGCAGATCATGTTGATTACAAAGGAATGAGCATTGAAAACGCAAATGAAGTCAATAGGACACTGACAGAGCTAAGCAGAAAGTATCCGATCAAACAGCTTGAACACATCGAACAGAAAGCAATCGGAGCATGTGCAAGGGCAAATTATGAACACTTAGAAATCAACGGGCGGCATCTAGGCAAGATTCTAAACGAAGAAGCAGCAAACTTTGCAAAAGGGCAAGCTGACATTCGTCAAGAAATCGAAGTCATTAAGGAACGCTATGCAGGAAAACCCAAAATTCCTTGGGATGTCGAACGAAAGATCACAAATCTGGAAAACAAGCTGAAGTTTACACGTTTTGGTGTTCACAGCAGCTATGAAAATCACGTTGGCTGCATAGTAACACATGAATACGGACACATTGTTTCTGATCACTATTTCGGAATGCTTAACGGAGAAAGAGCAAATCCGAATTATTCCACCAACTGGCAGCTGCGCAATATGAAAGACAAATGGAATAACGCATTCCAAAAAGCGTATGACACTGGAGACATATATAACTTGTCTGAATATGGTGCGCATAATGTTAATGAATTCTTCGCAGAATCATTCGCAGCAAGAGAGATGGGAGAAACGCTTCCGGACTACGTAGAAGAACTTTTTGTAGAGGTGTTTAAGAATGGGATCATGTGAGAAATGCAGACACTATTCAAAGAAAATTGATGATCTCAACAGAAGCTTCAATGATGTCGGAAACGTAAACAACCATTATTGCATGATGTGGAATGATGCTATCCCGGATGGGATCTATGACGGAAAAAAGGACTGTGAATTCTGGATGGACAAAGAAAAGGACGGTGAACAATGATGGCATGCACACATGACAGGCTTCGGACGGTCGGTGATCGGGTATTCTGCTGTGAATGCGGAAAGGAACTTGATATTGCTTTCTTGGAGGGCAAAAACAGCGTAAAAAAACCGTCCGACAATACGGGGATGGATAAAGCTCCGGCGAAAAAGACACGGGCGAAAAAAGCCGAATAAGGGGGAAAGAACAGCATGGTCAGATTGATTGTTGACAGGACGTTTGTTCCCGGAAAGAAGTACATTGAAGCGTATGGAAAGTCCACGGACAGCAAGCCGCTTTCCGGGATCGTGACGGGTAGCAAATTCACGGAGGTTGACACCGGAGACGTGTACCTGTTTGATGAAACCGGGGACGGAACATGGACGAAGGTTGCGGCAGGCTGGACAGATCCGGACGCTTAACGCACAGACAACACACATCCAACGCAGAAATTGCGTTGAAACACACGGGCTTACACCCGTGCAACATTGATGAATGAACATTTGCACATTGTGCAAGTGTTTTTTTCATACCATTACGTCCGGCGGGACGATAAACACGCATCGGTGCATCACTCTATAGCACCGCAAAAAGGAGGAGTATATGGCAGGTATTTTCACAAGGCCGGAACTGGCGAAGATCATGGGCAACAATGACCTGACAACGGAAGAAAAGACAGACAGAATCTTTTCCATGTACGGACAGGCGATCAATGACGGGTACATGACGAAAACAGCCGCCAGAGAGGCACAGGAATCGGCTATCAATGCCGCAAAAGCAGAATGGGAAAAGAATCTTCAGACACCGGACGTAAAGGAATCGGAAGAGTACAAAGCACTGCAAGCCGAGTATACCGGTTACAAGGCAGAACAGGAAGCACGGACTTCTGAGGATTACAAAGGCGTAAAGGGCAAGTTTTTCCATACTGTGTACGGCATGATTGACCATTCCAAACCTGTTTCGGATCAGATGCCGGGCATTAAAGAAGCATGGCCTGAATACTTCGAACAGGAAACAAGCGGCGAGGAGAAGCCGAAAAACACTCCGCAGTTTTCGAAGCAGCCGGGGCACTCCGGCACAAACCCGGAAAGCGATGAGGATAAACTCGTCAAACAGCTTTCCGCACAATGGTAATAAAACGAAAGGAATGAAAAGTAATGGCTAACACCATCAATTACGCTGCGGTATTTAACCGCATCCTTGATGAAAAGTTCTACATCCTGCCTCGCACGATGTGGATGGAAAACACGAACCCCGGCCTTGTCTGGGAAGGCGGCAAAGAGATCAAGGTTCCGAAGCTGTCCATGGACGGACTCGGCACTATGAACGGCTACAAAGCCCCGAACGGTGATCTGACCCTCGACTGGGAAACCAAACAGCTTCAGTTCTACCGTGGCAGGAACTTTGCCATTGGTCGGTATGATGTGGATGAAACCAACTTCGCTCTGACAGTTGGAAATGCTCTGAAAGTATTCCTGAACAGTCAGGTGATCCCCGAAGTTGACTGCCTGCGTATTGCCGCCGCCGCACAGGGTGCTGTCGCTCATGGCAAGGTTGTTGCACAGGCTGCTTCCGGAATTACTGCCGCCAATATCCTTGACCTGCTGATGGCTGATATTACTGCCGTGCAGGACAAGATCGGCGAAACCGAACAGCTTTATATCCAGATTTCCACGAACCTGAAGGGACTGCTTGAAAGGTCTTCCCAGATTACCAAGTATCTGAACGTTCGTGATTTCACCGTCCGGTCTGCTACGCTGAAGATCGAAGCCCTGAATGATCAGTACCTCATTGGCACTCCGTCCGGCTATATGCACTCTGTGTTCGGCCTGAATGACGGCCAGACTGCCGGACAGACTGTCGGCGGCGTGACCTTCACCGACCTCGGTGCGAACATCAACTGGATTATTGCGGCACGTCCTGCGGTGGATGCTATTGCACGTCCGCAGATCAGCAAGGTCATTGATCCCGATGTGAATCAGGAAGGCGAGTTCTGGAAGATCATGTTCAGCATATATCATGGTTGCTGGACTTATGACAACAAGGGTGACGGCCTGCTGGTCAACCTCGACACAGCTTCTGCCGATAACCTGACTGTTTCCAGCACCGCCGGAACTGCCGCCGCTGGTGATTCTGTGATCACCGTTTCCGGTGTGGCTCCTGCCGGGTTCAAGTACGTCTGGAAGGCCGCAAGCGGAACTGCGCCGACCGTTGCTATTGGCACTGCCCTGAAGGCTTCCGATGGCTGGGCTGATCTGCCTGCTGACGGGCTGATTTCCACCACGAACGCCTACAAGATCACCGTGGCTCTGGTTGCGGCGAACGGTCAGCCGATTGCATACGGTTCCGGCACTGTTGCAGCGAAGACTTAATAAAGGGGCGTGATGTGCGTGATTGATTTCGCGTACTACGCAATCGAATACAAGGGACAGGACGCTGACGAAGCGTCCTTCCCTGTATTACTTGCACACGCACGGCGCATCATTGATGCCATGTGCAGATGGCAGATCACAGACGCAAATTTGTCAAGCTATCCTGCCATCATCCAGAACATGTATCGAAATGCCGTCTGTGCGCAAGTTGACTGGCTTGCGCTGAATGGCTTGGAGTCCTTGAACAGTTCGTCTGATGGCGGTTTTACTGTCGGAAAGGTGACTGTGCATAGCAACTACTATTCACAGAAGTCAGGCAAGATGAGCAATTCAATTTCACCGCTTGCAATGATGTTTCTGGAGCAGTCCGGCTTGCTGAATCCGTCTGTGCCTGTTGTGGGGTGTTCTGTATGCTGAAACCTATTCCGGCGCAGATCATGCGCACAACAGCAACTGTTCGTGCATGCACAGGAACAGACAGATATGAAAATCAGGTGTATGCAGAATACGTTGTGAAACATGTGCATCTTCAGCCAACATCCGCAGTCCGAAAAACCACAAGCAACACGGATCACACATTGAGATCAATCCTGTTTGTTGATAAGCGTCACAGCACACCGGATCTGGACTGGGAAGCACTCTTTGCAAACGCGCATGCAAACAATGGTGATGTCCGTGTTATTGTGCGCGGTGTTGAATACACTGTTGAATCTGTGGATGCGCTGCGAGATGACACAGATTGTTTTCATCATTACGAAATCGGTTTGGTGTGATTTCAAATGGGTGTCAAAATTGATATCAATATTCCGAAACTCCAAGACCAGATTAAGCGGACAATTGATACAAACATGGGCATGCTTGCAAATGAGATCCTTAACGACATCAACCAATACTGCAAGGAAGATACGGGGATGCTGATTGCATCTTCCTTCATTCACAGCAAACTGAATGAAGGGCATCTTGTGTGGCAGACTCCGTATGCGAGACGGCAGTATTATGAAATTAAAACGGCGTATAAGGATGTCAATCCCAATGCATCTTGGAAATGGTGCGAAGTTGCAAAAAGCAAGCACAAACAAGAATGGGAACGCAAAGCACAAAGAATTCTGGTGATGCGATGAAAAGCGTTGTTAACGAAGTTATTGAAGCTGTTATGGATATGGTGGACGGTTTTGAACTGTTTCCGCCAATCAAGCGTGGCGCGCTTGGAACAGCAGAAGGAATTGCTTGTGAAACAGCAACTTCTTCCGTTGAAAGTGTGTTTCTGGATAAGAATGCTTATATTTTCGCGGATCTTACTTTCAATGCGAAAAGCGCAAATCTTGAAACGCTGTCGGATCATCTTGGAGAAGTGGTTGACCGTTTAACAAGAGAAACGGAATATCCATTCGGTGAAGGATGGGAAATTGTTGATATCACACACGGCGCGCCGCCAATCCCGAATGTTGTTGGACGTTCTGAAGAGAACATGTGGATCATGGCTTGTGCTGTTGTTGTGAAATACTACAGAAAGGATGACGAACGTATATGAATGCAAACTGGGTCAATGAATTGTATATTGGCACTGCATACACAGCCGGGACAGGCGGCGCAGCAGGAACGTGGACTTATGCGAAACTCTGCAAAGGCATTGAAGGTATGAACTTCAGCGAAAATGAGCAGAATCAGCAGTTCTTCTTTTTGTGCGGTGAAGGTTTCGCACACAATGAAACCACTGGCGCAGCACCGGAACTTGTGATCACCGGACGCAGGATTGTAGGTGATGCGGCGCAGGATTACATTGCAGGAAAGCAGTTCCTTCTTGGTGCGGAACGCAATTCCAGTGTGAAAATCATTGCCGAAGGAAAGCAGATTATCTGCGATTGCACCATTGGCAACATCACGTCTTTCGGCGGCGATACGCTGAATGTGAATGCCTTTGGATGCACAATCCGCTTCAATGGTAAGCCTACCGTAACAGATGCCACTTAATGCAAGGGGGACTTGTTCCCCTTTGCATCTTTTTTTGGAGTGATGGAGATGTTCAAGCGTTTTTTCACGCTTAACCGCGTCCGGGACAGCGTGACTTTTAGAGAAGGCAAAGAAGAAATCAATCTGTATGTTGACAGCGATGCGGAAAGCCTTGTTTCAAGGCTTCAGAAGGCGCAGGAACAGCTTTTGAAGATAGATGACCATTCTTCCATAGAGGACAGAAAGAACGCGGCAGAAACGCTTGCAAATGCCGTTTTTGGGCATGAGCAGACAAAGAGAATCTTTGATTTTTATCACGGCGATGCAAGTTGTGTTGTGACCATCTGCGGAATGTATGTCACGGATAAAAAACACGGACTTATACCGAAGATTGTACAAGTCCAGAAACACTTGCGATGAAGATATATGACGGTTTGCCTAATTCCGTTATAGTCAACGGAAAACGAATCAAGCTTGATCTTTCTTGGCAGAACGTCTTGAAAATGTTGGATGCATTGTCCGAAGAACATATGTTTCCGGAAGCGCGTGAATACCGCGCAATGAAATGCATCTGCAAACATCCAAAAGACGGCATGTGTTCCGCTGTGCTTGAATTGCTTGGATTTGGGAAAGACAAGCAGGAAAGGCAAAGGATCACGGATCTTGACCAAGATGCGGACATGATCCGCGCAGCATTCATGCAGACATACGGAATCAATCTTTACCGCGACAAATTGCATTGGTTTGAATTCACAGCGTTTCTGTCATGCATCCCGGAAGGAAGCAAGTATGCCGAAGTTCTTTCAATCCGCGCAAGACCTATCCCGGAAGCGAACAAGTACAACGCGAAAGAGCGTGAATGGCTTATCCGTGCAAAAACGGAATACGCTTTGAAACTTTCGGAAAAAGAGCGCGAAAAGCAATATAGTGATAACGTGAAAAACATTGGAGCATTTTTGATGGCTCTTGCCGGGGATGGTGGTAAATAGTGGCAGCAGATGGGCAGATTGTCTTTGATATCAAAGGCAACAACAAACCGTTTAAGGAATCTCTTGCAGAAACAACATCTGCGATCAATTCCGAAGCAAAGAAGTGGGAAAAGAGCGTTGACGATTCGTCTGGTAGTATTGGCGATAGTCTCACAGGCGCATTCACGAAGGTTGCAACGTCTGCGGCGTTTGTCAAAATCGGACAGATGTTGATTCAGCTTGGATCTGAATCCGTTGGTCTTGCTTCAGATCTGGAAGAAGTACAGAATGTTGTTGATGTTACGTTTGGTCAAGAAGGATCAGCGAAAATAGAAAAATGGGCAAAAGCCGCGTCTTCCAATTTCGGATTGACCGAACTTCAAGCAAAAAGATATTCTTCATCAATTGGTGCAATGCTGAAGTCTTCCGGCATGGCGGATGATTCCATAACTGATATGGCAATGAGTCTTGCAGGATTGACAGCTGACATGTCTTCTTTCTATAACTTAGGCTTTGATGACATGTTCATGAAAATTTCCGCAGGACTTGCCGGAGAAACAGAACCGTTGCGTAGACTTGGTATCAACATGTCTGTTGCAAACCTTGAAGCATATGCGCTTGCACAGGGAATTGAAACGTCTTTTGACAAGATGACACAGGCGGATCAAATCCTTCTCAGATACAATTATTTACTGAATGCAACCGGGGATGCGCAAGGAGACTTTGCAAGGACTTCTGATTCATTCGCCAACAGCCAAAGACGCATGCAAACCGGATTTGATACGCTTAAAACACAGCTAGGAGAAGCAATTCTTCCGATTGCAACAAGCGTTTCAAATGCCGTCAATGATCTTCTGGAAGTGCTGACCTATCAACCGCCGGAAACAGCGTTTGATGTTGCGCAGGAATCCATTGCAGACGCAGAAGCACAAGCAACACAGGCGCGCGGCATCCTTGGCTACATGGACAAGCTATATGAAAAATATGGTGATGCCGCGACAAAAACAGAAGAATGGGCAACTGCGCTTGGAAAGTTGAAGGAAGTTTTTCCGGAAGTCAATAAATACATTAACGAAGAAACAGGCGCACTCACGGTGAGCAATGCGCAGTTACGCGAATATGTCGAAAACAGCAGACAAGCGGCAATTGAACAAGCAAAACAAAAAGCTGTCCAGACGCTGAATGATCAATATGTTCAAGCCGGAATGGACTATTACACAGCAGAGATAAACCGCGATATGGCAAACGAGCAAGCCAAAGAAGCGGCGATGGCTTTGATTGATTACATCATTTCAGATTTTAAGACTCGCGGCATTACGGATGAAGAAATGCTTGACAGAAATGCATGGTGGGAAGGCATGCAATCTGGCAACATAGACATGAACTATTTGATGTACGAAGCATATGGCGCGGCAAACAATAAAGGCGAAGACTATTCTGTAATTGAAGAATATCAAAAGATATACAACGAGCAGACAAAAGCCGCGAAAGATGCCGCGAAAGACATAGAATCACTTGGCGCAAAAATGCAGTCTCTTGAAGTTGATCTACAGATTGCAAACGCGGCGTTGGACAAGCTTGCAACGTCTGCCGCAACCGCATCAAGCAACCTTTCAAGCATTCAAGGCGGAGGATCATCTCCAATGTATCTCCCCGGAAAGAGTCCGTTGTGGGTAAACGGCACACACGCACAAGGATTGAACTATGTTCCGTTTGACGGATATATAGCGCATCTTCACAAGGGAGAAAGAATCCAAACAGCGGCAGAAGCAAGCTTGTCGAGAATGTATGGACTTCAGCAACCGGGTGCTGATTTGGGTGCATTCGGCGCAGCCATGTCCGCTTCGCGCGGCGGAAGTGTGTATCTTGACGGACGGATCGTTGGACAAGTTATTTCTGACATGCAAGCGCGTTCATATAGATCAATGCAAAGAAGTGGGTGGCAGCCATGATATGTTTTGACGGCGTTGATATTTTATCGGTTGCTCCAGTGAAAATTGTAGACATTCTTGTATCCTCTGTTGAACTGGAAGCGATATCAAAAGGACGTGCTATTATTGGCGGATCTGATTTCGTAAGGAATCATGATGGAACTCGGACAGTGCAAGTCACCTTTGCGATTCTTGAAGATGATCCTATCAAACGCATGGCATACTTGAACTCGTTGCGTATGTGGGCAAAGCGTGACGCAGAATACACGCTTGAAATTGCGTTTATTCCGGACAAATATTTGGAAGCCGTATGCACGAAGTTTCCAGATCCTTCAATCCGCCAATGGTGGGAATCTGATTTGACAATCACTTTCACATGCTTCAACAATCCATATTGGACAAGCAAGGCAGAAAGAACGGTTGCATGTGGGACTGAATTCATTGTTCTTGGAGATGCGCAGCCGCTAATGCGGATTGAACGTGTGCTTGAATCAGACGCAACAAACCAAAGCTATTCCAACGGACATGAAACAATGACATTCAGCACGATTCCACAAGGTGAATTTGTGATTGATTTAAACAAACAGACTGCAACCGTTGGAAATAGTTCAGTTATGAACTATTATTCGTTCACAAGCCGTTTTATTGTTCCAAAAACAGGAATACAGACCATAACAGGGACAGGAATCGTCAAATTCCGTGAAAGGTGGGTGTAAATGGAATTCAGTTTTTTTGACACGTCCGGAACATTCCTTTTCACGCGTTCTGACGCAGAAGAAGCACATTGGATTCAACATGAATTGCAACTGCAAATTGTGCTTCCCTACATCACGGGAAAAGCAATTACACGCGGAATGCGTATTGCTTTCAAAGACCCTGTTTCGGACATCTGGCAAGTGTTTGAAGTACGCGCAATACGCAATTCAGAACCGGAACATTTTCAGCAAGTAACAGCTGAATCAATCGCGGTTGCCGAACTGAATGACAGGCACATTGATAATGCTGAAATCACAGATAAAACGCCGCAGCAAGTATTAACAACAGCATTGTCAAATACTGGATGGTCAATCGGAAACATCACGGCAGCAAATGTATCATCCTGCAACATCTCGCGCGGCAATGTATGGCAAGCTGTCAAGGTTATTGAAAAGCATTGGAACGTTTACTGCATACCGCGCGTTGTTATCAATTCCAGTGGAATTGTTGGCAAGTACGTCGATGTTATTCCGGCAGGCGGAACATTTCGCGGTGTGCGCTTGTCCATAAACAAGAACATGTCTGACTCTGTTGTAACGTATGATGATTCAGACGTTCTGACAGCGTTGTATGGGTATGGCGGATCTGTTGATGTTCCGCAATCTTCCGGAGATGATAAATCAGAAGAACTGACTTTTGAAGATGTTGTATGGACAGCAACAGCCGCACATCCTGCCAAGCCTGCTGGACAAAAGTATCTTGAATATCCGGAAAAAACTGCGCTATATGGCAGAAATGGCGTTCCGCGTTTTGGATACTATCAAAATGGTGACATTACTTCCGCAACGCTTCTGCTTGAAAAGACATGGGAACAGCTTCAGCAATGTTGCGAACCTAAGATTTCCATTTCCGGAACTGTGTCTGAACTGCATAGGCTTGGATACAAAGATCAACCAATGGCTTTGCATGATATTGCCATTGTTGAAATTGAGGAAACAGGTGAACTGTTCCACAGGGAAATCATTGCGCTTGATGTGGATCTTCTGGACGCGACAAACACACGACCGGAGATCGGGGATTACATCGCAAACATCATCTACATTTCCAGAGAAACGGAAAAAGAAGCAACGGGAAGTCGTGGCGGTGGCGGTGGTGGACGCGGACAATCCAATTCCGAATATGAAGAAGTAAAAACATTTGCTGAATTTGAAAAGACGGACAGTTTGATCGGCATGGTTGTAGGCATGAAGGATGGAGATGCTTACATCAAAGCCGGGGAAATCGCGCTGTCCATCAATGAAACGGACGGAACATCAACCGCTTTGATTGACGCAGACCATATCAACATTTCTGCAACGTCAACGGTTCATACTCTTGCCGGGGATCTTGAGCATGATGCAAATGGAAGACTTGTGATTAAAAACGCAGGCGGAATGTACGTTGAACGCACTGAAGGCGGAGTAACAAGTCAATTCGGCGTTTGGGACAATGGAAATCTGACTGGCGGAGTCATGGTTCAGAAAATCAACGGGACAACAGAAACCACAATCCGCGCAGACAAGATCAACATTGACGGCATTGTAACTGCGCTTGCTGCAAAGCATGTCGGCGTTGGATCTCTGGAAGTAGAAGGCGCGACAGAATTCAAAGGGACTGTTTATTGTGAAGTTGGTCTTTCTGCGGAAGAAAAAGTCCGTTCAAACACCGGATTTGATCCCGGAACAAACACTGTTCACACAGAGCAAGCATTCTCAATTGACAATGTCGAAGTTGCAAAATTTCTTGGTACGGCATCCGTAAATTTTGATCGTGCCGCCGCTCAAAGAGAAGGCGTGAACAGCGTCTACATTTCGCCTTCTGACATTATAATCTCTGACACTGATTATGCCTTGAACGGCGGCGCGCCATATTACGATGTCGAAATAGAAGCTTCAACAACGTCTTCATTATTCCCGACATTAAGCGACACAGCAACACAGATTGTCCGTGTTTCCGCAACGCAAGCATATCAAGACGGAAGAAGCGCAGGAGCATCAGGTGTTAGCGTTACGCTTGATACAGGTTCGTGGACAGCTGTCGATGCATCAACAGGAAATTATCAGCGGACAATCACTGCAAATAAAAACGGAAGTTCAGCTGCAACAGAAACCATTTCCGCACAGCAAATCTGGAATCTTGG